CCTCCTGCGCATCAAGCATACGCTGCTTAATGCGTTCCAGCGCCTCGTTCACCTTGCCTGTCGAGACGGACCACTCGTCCTGCGCGGTCTTGTGCGCCTCGATGCTGTTGACACCCGCGGCCAGCCGATTATAAATGTCGTCCAGCGTGCCGCCCAACACTTCGATGTCGTGTCCGAGGTCCAGCAGCCCGAACGACGCGAGATCCGCGACCTGAAGGATAACCTGCCCGAGCTTCACGACGCCGAACTCAATGGCGCGCCAGCCGTTAGCTATTGACTCGATGATGATCAGGAACGAGTGCCACGTGCGGCCGGCAACGCCGACGGTGTCCGAAGTTACTTGCGCGAAATCGATCACGGTGATAGCTGCGTTCTCGATCAGCCGCGTCACGGTTTCAATCGCAGTTCGTTGATCGCCGCCAAACGCCTCGAGCAGCACGTCCCGTACCGCCATGAAGCCCTCGATGAGCACCGGCGACGTGGCAACGTTCGCGGCCAGCTCGTTGCGAAAATTTGCCCACGCCGTCTGGGCCTGCGCCACGATCTCGTCGAGTCCGTCCGTCTGCTCACCGAGACGCTGGGTCGCCGCGGTAACCGACTCCAGGATCGCGGCCCGCGCCGCCATCAGCTTTTCGTCGCCGGTCAGCCGATCGGCGGTCGTGCTCAGCGCCGTCGCGAATTTCTTTTCGGCCTCCTCAAGGTCGATCTTGCCGGTCAGCAGCGCGATGGTGCGGGTACGTCCCGTAAGCATCGCGTCGTTCATGGTGTCCAACGCCTGCTTCACGTCCGTGCCCGTGGCCTGCGCGAGCGCGAACGCCCCGTCCGCAAGGGTGCGGAACTGCTGGTCGGTCAGGTTCATGCCGGCCGAGAGATCCCGGTTGGCTAGCTTAATTAGCTCGAGATCCGTCACGGTGGCGTGGGTGCCCTCTCGCAGCTCGTTGAGCAGCGTCGAGCTGAGCCGACCGATGGACGTGGTCAACGTATCAAAATTGCCGACCACGTCCGCGATGCCGGCGCCCCCGACTGTCAGTTGTTGAATCGTGCTCGCGAGAAATTCTACGCCGGCCGACACCGCGCGAAACGCAGCTTCGGCAGTGAAGAAGCCCGCGGCGCTCTCCGCGATGCGCGAGCCGATCCCGCCGAAACGAGCGTCGAGCTTATCAATCTTGTTGATGATCAGGTCGGCCGGCGATGAAAATCGATCCTCAAGCTCAACGCGTCCCGACAGGGCGCCGATGTCCAGCGTAGGCGGCATAATTAGCTATCCTTCTGGTCCGCGCTCAATTATCGCGTGCCAGATCTTTGCCAGTGCTTTCTGCTCCTTCCAGTGCTGTCCGTCATCTTTCTTTCCGCGCGTTCCGGCTGATACAAATTTCAACAGCAGCTGCTCCGGACGCCAGGTCCTTGATACCCGCTGCCGTCGCGCCAACGTCGCCGTGATTCGTTCCGCCGCGTTCATCACCGTCGCGCTTATCGCCGCCGCCCGCCAGTCGCCGCGTTTATCGCCGATGGGATTGATCGCGTCGAACAGTTTCCACTCCAAAAACTGTCGATATGTCAGTTGCCGCAGCATGCGGTCGACGTTTACCTCGCCGACGTGTCCGGCGAGCCGGAAGGCGAAGCGGCGATTCTCGCTTCCGGCAAGGCGTTTTTTAGCGCTGCCTGCGTCGCCCTGTCCAGCCCGTTTAGCTTCAGGCACGCCTCGACCAGACGACCGTTATCCTTCGCGTTCTTGCGGCGCAGCCGTTCGAGCATCTGGTCGAATTTGTCCTCCGGCACGCGCTTGTTGTCGCGGTCAACCAGACTCTTGACCGCGAGCCGCAGACCGGCCTCCTTGCGCAGCTCAGGCTTTTCGTTTTCCTCGAGCCACTTCAGCAGGTCAAACGAGCTCAGCGATCCGATCCGCAGCGTAAGGCCGTAAACGTCGACCGTGTCATACTCGGTCGATTCAGCCTGCTCGATCTCCTCGAACGACGCGATGGTCTTCTGCTCCACATATCCCTCCTACGGTCGTCTTATCCCGGTAATCGTGAACGACGCCCGCGCCTGGCCCGTCGCGGGATCCGGATTAATGTCGTGCACCTCGTTGGTCGGCGTGATCTCCCGATACCACGTGCCGTTGATCGTCAGGTTACGCACGAACAGCGCCGAGCGTGCCACTCTTGCCCTCGTGTAGGCGGTCGCGTAGGTGTCGGCCCGCGTCACGATCACCGCGCTTGGGTTCTCGTAGGCCGGCAACGGCGCCGCGTTGTGTGTATGTTCCGGGCCCGCGCCGGATGTATCGAGCACGTGCACCGTCGCCAGGCCCGACGGCAGCATCGGGATCACGGCCCTCGAGGACGAAAAGATGCTCACGCCGAAGGTGCCGATCCCGGCGCCCTCGAGTCGCGTCACGATGTCAGCTCGCCAGTCCGCCATGATCTTATCCGATCAGTTCACGCGTCAGCTCGATCCGCCGCAGCACGCGCCGGCCCATGTGTGGCCGGCTCTCCAGGATCACCGATTCGATGTATTTCCACTGTCCGACCTTGTGAAACGCGTCCGGGTCCTCGTGAACGTAATACGCGTAGGGCGCCGCGGGCCCGCCGGCCACGATCAGGATGTAAATCCGCCGGCCCTCCCGGATCGGTCCCACCATGTGCACCGAGCCGCGCAATGGACCGCGATCTACCGGCGTCCGCTTTTTCACCTCCGTCGTTTCGATCTCGCCCTCCGCCGCCAGACCAGCCTCGACGCGGTCCGGATACCGCTGCTTGAATCGCTGCATCCGCCGCTTCATCGGGTCGGCGCCGCGGTTGTAGCGAAAGCTAGGCGGCATCGGCGCGATAGATCGCTTTCTCTACCTCCGTCGTGAACTCCGCGGCGATGTTCTCCCATCGGAAGCGATCCTGCTCCACGAGCAGCCGGCCGCGTGTGATCAGCGTCTTTCGTTTCTCATCGCTGCGATACAGCGCGTCCAGCGCGCTGATCGTCTCTTTTTCATCCATCTCACCGCCGAAGACATTGAGCATGTTCGGCAACGTCGCGGGCCGGCACGAGATCAGGATCGCGGCATCCTTCGCCCATTCTGCCGGCGCGGCCCAGCGACCCGCGACGGTTGGCACCTCGCTGGCCATCGCTTCGATAAGGGGCAGGTTCCAACCCTCGTGGCTCGAGGTTGACAGGAACACGTCGAGAGCCCGGTAGGTCTGCGCGAGCTCCGCTTCGGTGAAGCCCCCGAAGACGGCCGGTTGCGTCAACGCGACGCGTCCCCGGATCTCGTGGTAGGCCGTGAGCTGGTCACAGTCGTAGCCGAGATCACCCGTCGGCGCGACGTGCAGGTAAAGATACGCATCGTTGACTTGACGCGACTTGATCCAGTTCGCGAAGAACCGCATCGTCAGGTCAAGCCGCTTACGCGGCTGGTTGCGCGCCACGTTGCCCACGATGAAGCCGTCGAGCCACTCCTCGGGCAGGTCCAGCGATCGCCGCGCGGCACGCTTGTCGCCGGGCTCGTAGATGTTCAGGTCCACGCCGAGCGGAATCACGCTGCTCGTCTTCGTGAAGCCGCCCTTGAGCGCCTCGTAGCGCGCGAACTCCGTCCAGAAGATCGCGTGGTCCAGCCCATTCATCGCCCAGCCGCGGCAATTGGTTCCATCGACGGCGACGGCGCCGATCAGCACGGGCCGCGGCACGTCGGTCGTCTGGTCCACGGCGCGCACGTAGGCCGGCATGTTCCACGGATCGTTCTGAAAGACCACGACGTGCGGCCGCACCTTGCGCAGAATCCGCGGCAGCCGGCCCGTGCCGAAGATGTCGCCGCCCGGCCACGCCGGGTAGATCGGATACGGATGCGGATGCGGATCGCCCAAAAAGTTGATGCCCAGCACGGTCACGTCGAACGCCTTGCGCAGTCCCTCCAGCGTGTAGTGCGTGCATCGCGCGAACCCCGAGTCACAGCATGCGTCCCCGACCCACAGCAGTTTATTCACCTTCCCTCCTTTATGCGTTGCCAGAAGCCTGCGATGATCGTTTTCCAGTTGAACCGCTCGAGCACGACAGCGCGCTCCTCCGGGGTCACCGGCCGCGGCGGCTTGCTCATGATCCTTTTCAGCCGAGCGGTCAGCATCTCGCCGGAACATTCCGGCACGAAGACCGCGTGATCCTGATACCAGTCGCGCATGTCGGCGCGGTCAAACACGATGGGCCGCGCGCCGCACGCCAGACCCTCGGCGGCCGGCATCTCGAAGCCCTCGACGTAGCGCAGCGCGGCGATCCACCGGCAACGATGATACAGCTTGCGCAGCTCGGTGTCCGCGAGCTTGTAATAGCAGCGCATCGTCAGGTCATCGCTCACGCCGTCCGGCCGCGGACCGAGGTGCACCGCCTCGAGCCCGAGAGCCTGCGCCGCACGGGTCGGCTCCTCGATGCTCTCCTGTCCGCGCCCGTTGACGTAACCCGAGGTGAGGACGCCCACGTCCCGGCCCGGCGGCCACGGCAAGATTGACTGGCGAAAGATCGGATCCAGGCCCATCGGCGCGCGGTAAAACTCCGCGCCGGCCGGCATGTGTGCGGCCAGGTCGTAATAGCTCCACGTCAGTTTCGCGCGCGCCCACAGCGGTCGCCACGCCGCGAGATCCGCGCCGCCGCCCGTGCAATACTGGATGACGGCGTATCGCCGGCCGAGCTTCGAAGCGAGTTCCAGCGCCTCGCGGCCGATCACGTGCAGCACCAGCAGGTCGGCCTCGGCCGGCTCCTGCACGATGAACACGTCGTCCAGCGCGTAGCGCTCCAGCGCGTTGGCCACGCGATACATCGCGCGGCTCAGCTGCTCCGGCGCTTTGACGTAGGCCTTCACAGCTGCTTCACGCTCAGGTGCGGACACAGCGCGAGACGGTAGCCCCGCGCCCGCGCGTCCTCGCACCAGCCGACCAGACAGTAATCGTTGCGCACGCGACACGCGCGGGCCACCTCGCCGCGCATCGCGAGGCAGCTGCCCGCGCTGCCGATCTCATATAAGCCGTCGCTGAGGCCCGGCGCAAACGGCGGCAGCGAGCTGAACCGCGTGCCGTCCAGCGTGCGAAAACCCCAAATGTCGTAGAATGCCGGACCCGCCATCACCATCGGCACGAATACGTCGAAGCCGGCGTCTCGGTGAAACGCCCGGCTGATCAACGTTTTAGCCGTGTTGTAGTCCCACAGCAGGTCGCTCTCGACGTAAAACAGCGCGTCGTCCTCGGGTCGCACGTCGTCGAAGATCGCATTGCACACCTTTGACAGCGCCTGCATCCGCTCCGGCGCCTCCGTCGAGCCGAACTCCGGACCGCCGTGGGCACACTCCACGAAGTCCAACGGCACGCCGTGATAGCGCGCTGCGTAGGCCAGCAGCCCGCGGGTATCGTCGGTCGAGTCGCCCTCGGCCGCGATGATCCGCACCTGGTCAGCTATCGTAAACCGGCTGTTACGTAGCGACGCGACGCGCTCCACGTAGCGCATCACGTTCGGACCGCAGTTGCGAAACGCCGAGCCGATCGCGACGTTCATCGGAAGTGCACCATGTCCCGGCGGATAACGCGTTCGCCGATCTTGCGTGCGGGCACGCCGCCCCAGATCTCCCACGGCGGAATATCCTGCGTAGCCACCGCGCCCGCCGCCAGCACCGCGCCCTCGCCGAGCGTCACGCCCGGCAGCACCACCGCGTTGGTGGCGACGAACGCGTACCGGCCGATCCAGGTGCGCTTGCGCTCAACGAGTTGCATGTGATCCGGCGCCGACGCGCTCATGCTCGGCGCGGGCGGCTGGTTGCTGCCCGAGATCACCTTGCCGCCCGACGCGACGGCCGCACAGTCCTCGATGATCGTCTCGCCGCCGCCAATGCCGACGTGCGTGAAGCTCGCCAGGTGCACGTAGCGGCCGATGCTGAGACCGACGCCGATCTCCAGCTTCACGAAGCTGTCGATGCGCGCGCCCTCCGCGACGTGCAGCCGCGCGCGGTCGCCAACGATCACGACGGGTTCATACAGCGTGTAGCTCATACCTTCATCTCCTTCAAGACGATCTCGCTGATCTCGTCCACGTTGTCCAGCGTCAGCTCCGGGTAGGTCGGCAGGCTTAGGCCGTGGTCACCGAGCTTCGTTGCGCACGGAAAGCGGTAGTCAGATTTTCGGTAAGGCGGCAGCCGGTGCAGCGGCACGAAGGTCGGCCGCGTTTCAACGCCGCGCTCCAGCAGACGGGCCATCAGCGACTCACGGTCAACGCGTTGGTCAAGCTGTAACGTAAAGAGCCACGGCGCCTGGGTCGCGTCGGGAAGGACGCGCGGCGTCGCGGCCCCATCATAACACAGCCGCGACGCGTAGCGCACGAAAATTTCTCGCCGCTTCGCCAGCATGTCCTCGAGGTGGGAAAGCTGGCCCAGCCCAAGCGCGGCCTGTCCCGCGGTCATGCGGTAATTAAAGCCGATCTCGGAGTGAAAATACCACGGCGCCTTCCGACCGAAGGCCGCGTCCATCGCCTGGCCGCGCAGGTATTGCATACGACCCGCGAAGACCCCGTCACCGGTGATCGCCGCGCCGCCCTCACCCGTGGTCATCACCTTGTTTGCGTAAAAGCTGAAAATGCCCGCGAGTCCGAGGGCGCCCAGCGGCGTGCCGCGATACGCGCCTCCGAGACCTTCCGCGGCGTCCTCGATCACGTGCAGCCGGTAACGACGGGCCAACTCCGCGATCTCGGCCATGTGGCACGGATTCCCGTAAAGATGCACCGGCAGGATCGCTCGGGTATGCTTCGTGGTCTTCGATTCCGCGTCGGCCGGGCTGATCGTCCACGTTTCCGGATCCACGTCCGCGAGCACGACCCGCGCGCCGGTATATCTCACCGCGTTGGCTGTTGCCGCAAAAGTCAGATCCGGCACGATCACCTCGTCCTCCGGTCCGAGCCCGAGGGCGGCCAACGCAAGGTGCAGCGCCGTGGTGCCGCTGGTAGTTGCGACCGCGAATCTCACGCCGTGCTGCGCGGCAAATTCTTCTTCAAAACGCCGCGCCGTGGGTCCGTAGGTCAGCTCGCGTTCCTCGAGGGTGCGAGCAACAAGCTGCTGCTCGGCGTCGCCGAGATAGGGCCGGCTCACGGGAAATCGGATCATGTCTCTCCTAGGTAGATCTGGTTGAAGAAAGCGCGGTTAGTCGCCGGGTCCAGCGGCGCGTCCGGTCCCTCGATGATCGGGCCCGTCGCCCCGTCCGGCAGCGCGATTATATCACGCGGGTCGATGGGCTCGTGTCGCGGCGGGTCGGTCACGGCCCCGTTGACCGGCACGGGCTCGAGGAACAACACCGATGCGATGGTCGGGATCATCGTGCCGTCGGCACGCGGCCGCAGCTTGCGGCTCATCTCTACGAACGCCTTGCGGGTCACGGGCGCCGCGTAGGCGCGCGCCCCGTCGCCGTCCTGGCCCGTAAACGCGCGGTGCGTCACGTTGACCTGCACCGGCTTCGTCACCTTGTCCGCGATGGCCACCGCGCCGCGGATGATGTCGTTAAGCGCCATGATCGCCTCACGCCATCGAACCGAACATCGCCGGCCGGATGATCGTGCCCTCCGTATACCAGGAGTCCACGAGCAACAAGCGCACCGCGTCCGGCACGGTTTTCGAGAGATATGCAAGCTCGCTGCCCATCAGACGCAGCGCCGCGTCGAGCTGCGCGGGCTCGTTCGGCTTGAACTCGCTGAAGGTCACCGCTACCGAGCCGGCCTTCACCGAAGTGATGCCTTGCTTCTGCGCGTCGTTGTCGCTGAGGCGGTCGCTCGCGAACAGCTGGATCGCGAACTCCGCCTGCGCTTCCTTGAGCTGGATGGGAATCGACGCCGCGCCGCTCGTCGGGATCGCGAAGCCGTTGCCGGTCAGCATGCCCGTGCGCGGCCACGACCGCGCCTGCACGCCGTCGACCGCCGCGCCGGTCCAGATAAAGATCCGGTCCAGCAGGATGGCCGCGGCGCGCAGGGCCGCTTCTCGTTGCGCGATCGTGGCGCCCGACCACGTCGTGCTCGTCGGCGCGCGCCTGTCCGTATTGTAGGTGTTGGCTTCTGCCTCCGACGCGTAGCTGTCCGCGCCCGCGCCGCCAGGAGTAGTGTCCAGCGCCATGACCTCACTCCTTTACTGATCGCCGCCGAATACTCCGAGGACCGACTTCAGCACGCTGCCCGTCTCCGCCGCCTCGGATTCCAGCGTTTTGGACATTTCGGGCTCCGACGTTTTGGACACTTCGGCCTCTTCTACGGGCTCGAACTTGTCCCGCGCGCCCGCCGGAATCGCGCTTTCCTCGAAGATCTCTCCTGCCGTCGCACGCCGCAGCGTTGAGCCGATGCTGCCCACGTAATGCTTCTGACCTTCCTTCAGCCGATACTTCATGACGCTCGCTCCTTCCCTGAAGGGCTCGGAAGCCTTCAGGCTTCCGAGCCCAGGATTACCTGGATTACGACATGTGGAACACGCCGCTCCGTCCGTCCGCGTCCGATCGCACCAGCGGCACGCCGATCGCGAACGCCTTGAAGTTGATCTGAAATCCGCCGTATTCGTCCCATTGCACGGTCTGGAGCGTCTCGCCCTGCACCCAGGCCGTCACGTCGCGGGTCGCCTGCACGAGCAGCACGTTCGCCGTCGGCAGCTGATCCGCCACCCGCACGCCGAGGATGCCGTCGACCTCCTCGAGTCGCTGCCGGATGGTCTTGTCGCTGTTCGCCTTGAAGTCTCCGTCCAGCTTCACGGCCGCATCCGCCGGCACGTAAAGCCAGTAGGGCCCGAACATGCGATCCGCGTGCAGCCCGGTCTTCATGGTCTGCAGGTCGGTCAGAATCTGCTCGCCGGTCTTCGCGCCCTGGTCCCACGAGCCGCCTGTGCCGAAGGCCGCGGTGTTGCGGTTCGGATGCGTCCGGTAGCCGTAGATCGGCAGCCCGCCGAACGTCGGGCCGCCGTTGAACAGCATGTTCTCCAGCTGTTCCGAGACGACCCGGCCCGCCACGCGCACCTGCGTTGTGTCGAGCGGCGTACTGCCGTTGCGCGACGCCGACAGCGTGCGCAGGTTGATAAAGAAGTCCTTGTGCGTGATCGGGAGCGGCAGTTGGTTCAGGATGAACTCCTGCCGGTCGTTCGCCGAGCGGCCCAGTCCGTCCAGCGAGGTGATCGCCGGATCCATGTCGGTGATCTTCTCGTAACCGAACACGGTGATGCCAAGCGCGTTCGGCACCGGAATCACCAGCCCGCGGCCGATCAGGTCGGCCACGCCGACCAACCGGATCGTTGCTTCCTCGATCAACGCATCGTCGAAGAACTTCCACTCCTCGTGTCGCAGCGTGTCCAGCGTGCGGAGCACCTGGGCCGTCAGCGCTTTGCCGGTCAGTGCCGCCGCCTTCAGCTGCGCGGTCGCCCATCGGCCGGTCGCGCCGGCGAAGAGCGTCTTTCCAAGCTCAACGTTTCCGTTCATGGTCTCGTTCCTTTCGTCTCTTGGCTCTTGCTTTGTGGCGAGAGCCTGTTACATGATGCGGACGCGCAACGCCGGCACGCTCACGCTGCCGGTTACCGCTTCCATCGCCACCGCGATCCGAGTGTTCGAGCCCTCCAGCGGCCGCAACGTGCCGTCGCCGTGGGACATCAGCCGGTCGTTCACCGCCACGCCGTAGCCCGACGCGATGAACGCGGTGACCTCGTCGCCCGGTCGCAGCGCCGCCGTCTTGACCCGATCGCCCGACGCGTAGAACGCCGAGACGGTGCCCTGGCCCTGGTTCGCGTTGTCGATGCCCGCGCCGAGCTCGTCGCGCTCGAGCGCCACGATCCGCGGGATATCCGTGCCCGCCGCCTCGGCAGAGTGCGCGATGGAGGTGACGCCGTTGACGAAGTAGCCCGGCTTGACCTGCGCGCTGGCCGTGCCCTGCTCGTCCACGAGCGGCTCGCCCCTCAGGATGACCGATCGCTTGATGCTCATGTTCTGCTCCTTGTCCCTTTCGTGAAAGACCGGCCTACGCGAAGATCGTACCGCCGGTCGGTCGAACCGTTACGGTCGCCGATTGCTCCCCGTCCACGGGCGCTTCTGGCGAGATGTTCGTGACGAATCCGGAGAAATACCAGTTGGCGCCGTCCGGAAACGTCACCTGCCACAGATCCTTGGACCCGTCGAGCCACGCCTTGATCAGCCCCGTCAGCTCATCGTGGGTGGCGTCATCGTCGGGCAGGAAGTTGATGTTAAACTGCATCTCTCCCTTGCGCCGAATGCCCACGACGTAGCTGTCGTCGCTGTCCTGATGCGTGGTCGTGTCAAACGTATTCCGCATCAGGGGCGGCGGGGTGATATCCCGCAACTCCCCGATGATCGTGCCCTGACGCCTAATCAGGGTGCCGTGCGAAGAAACCGCGTTGCTCATGTTCGCTCCTCTCTAGCGTGCGCGCGGCGAACGCGAGCCTACTTGATGCCCTGCTTCGCCTTGACCGCCGCGACGAGATCCGGCGCCGACGGCGCGTCCTTCTGCTCTCCCTGGCCCGGCGTCCGCGGTGCCTGTCCGCTGAAATCGACGGTCATCACGGCACCCATCAGCTTGACGAGCGCGTCCAGCTCAGCCTGTGACTTCGCGTTCAGCTGCTCGTCGGTTAGGTCGCAGCGCTTGCTGTCCCTAAGCTGCTGGATCGTCGCCGCCTTGCGCTCCTTGGCCGCGCGCTGCCCCTGCTCGATGGCCTCTCGCACGTCCGCCGGCGCCGCCTTGAGCAGCGACTCGAACGTCGGCGCTTCCGGCTGTCCGACCGCCTTGGCCGCGTCCGCGTCCGCCTTGGCCGCGTTCGCGTCCGCCTTGGCCGCGTTCGCGTCCGCCTTGGCCTGCGCGGCCGTCACCTGCTCGTCGGCGCGCGTCTCGAACGCTTTGAACTGCTCCTCGGTCAGGCCCTCGAGGAACTTTTCGTCCTCTGCCTTGAACCAGCCCGTCGCCTTGGCGATCAGGGCCTTCACCCGCTCTTTCGTGATCATGGTTGCTCCTCTCTGCTGTTGATGTTCTGACGTTCCCGTGAGGCCGCACTCACCCTTGAGAAAATTGCAGAACGCGGCCTGGTCCGCGGGGTCAAAGTCCCCCAGCGATGATTCCATGCACCGGGTGCGAAAGCCTTCCGCCGGTCCGAACTTTTCGCAGAGGCCATCGAGCAAGCCCGGCGGAATCTGACTGGCCCGGATCTGTGTGATGTTCAAGCTTCGCATCTTGTCGGCACACGGCGCGCATACCCGCTCCACCAGCGACCGCGGAATCAGCGGGTTCTTCGCAAGGAACGCTTGCACGCCCTCGTTTTCCTCCGCGGTTAGGTTCGCATACGTTTTCTTTCCTCCTTCCCCGGCCGCCGTCACGTCCTCGTAGCGCATGACTGGTTCAACCTCCACCATCTTCTCGCTCAGCGTGATCTTGCCTTCCTCGAGGACGTAGCCGTGGCGGAACCACGCCGGCGGCGCCATCATCTCGGGATCGGCCAGCGAAAAGATGACCTCCGTGTCGCTCCAGTCGGTGACCCAGACGTGCATGCCGGGATGACGCTCCTGCAACGCCTCGTTCAGCAGGCGCTGCACGTCGCTGTTGTAATATTCCCCCTCTTCATGTCGCCCGGCGCGGAGCGCGTCGAGCAGCGTTGCGAACAATCCTTTTCCTCTCATCGCGTTCCTCCGGTGCTTGAAGAATTGCACCTCCCGTTCTCGCTTCTCGGCCTGTTCCCGGGTATCGAAGCAGCCCAGGTTCTTCTTGCCGTCCTTCGAAGACAAGCACCACTTGTCGCCCTTCTTCCTGATGATCAGGTCACGCTGTTTTGTCGCGGCGCGCACGCCGCAGCCCATCTCAAGGCTGCACGCGCCCACGTCGTCGCCCGGCAGCAGCGCCAGATGATCCGGCATCAGGTTGTACCAGCGGCCGATGTAGGCCTTGCCCTCATAGACGCCCGTCTCACCGTCGGTATCCACGTAGACCCCGACGGAAATTTCCACCGGCTTGCCCTCGCTAATGCGCGCCAGCATGTCCGGATCGACCTCGCCGAGCTTATCCTCGTCGAGCCACGCCTCCATGGTGAGCTTCTTGCCGCGCACCGCGGTGCCGAAGACCGTGCCCACGGCGTCGCGCTCGATGCGCTCCGGCGTGTTGCCCGAGACGAAGCGCGAACCCTCCTGCGGATGGCCCACGAAGATCGGCCGGCCGTTCCAGCCTAGGTCCTTCAGCTCATCGCCCGGCACGAACTCCGCGGTGCGCGAATTGGCCGCGTGCACCACGCCCTCGACCAGCGCGACAACCGGAACGACCAGGTATCTGCGGTTTCGGTGCTTTTCCTTGCGCGCCTTGTAGCCTGCCGCCAGCGCTGTCAGCGTCGCGCGCTGATGCTTTTCCATGGCTAGCCTCCCGTATGTTTCAGGCCCAGCAGATACTGGATCAACGCCCCGATCATCGTCACGATGGAACCCCACGTCGCGCCGTGAACGCCTGCGCGCCGCGACGCGCTTGACGTGCGCTCATCGAGCCGCGAGATGCGTCCCTCGTGGTCGACCTGCGTCTGCACGAGGCCGTCGAGCCGCGCGTTGACCCCGTCGAAACCCGACCGGATTTGTCGCTCCAGCGACTGCATCGTGCGGCTAAACTCGCCGATCGTCACGTGCTCCTGTTCACCCATCGTTAGCCTCGTGCCACCAATACATGCACCGTCGTGGTTCCGGCGCCGGTGCGCACGGCCCACAACTCATCGGCGTGCCACAACGTCACCGGGAGCGCGGCGTCGGCCGGCGCGAGCTGAAAGCCGCCCGTCGCGGTTACGTCCGCGCCGCCCAGGAATACGCTGCCCGGTCCCGTGTTGTTAATGACCGCTCGCGTCACCACGCCCTCCGTTCCCTTCACCAGCAGCGTCGGCGTAACTGTTACCGAACGCCTGAAGGATTCCATCGATCACGCGCTTAGCCCCAGAACGCAGCGACAATTCGGATGGGCGGGCGGTCCCTCGAGGCGCCCGACCTCCGTATCGAAGCTTTCACGCATCCCAACGCGCACGCCGTCAAGCGGCTCGCAGATCGGACACAGCCGATCGTCCGGCGTCACGATCCACTCCTTTTCCTCGGTGCCTATCAACAGGCCCGCGCTCGTCGCTTGCTCCCACGCCTGCAGCTGGCCCTCGTTGCTGGCCCGCATCACCTCGGTGCGCGCGATGGTCTCGGCCCGATCCTCGTCGCCGATCAGATCCGTGATCTCATCGGTTAGCCGGTCAACGTCGAACTGCTCCTCGAACGCGCGCTCCACGAGGTCGCGAATGTTCTCGCGGGTGGTCTCGCTGATGCCCGTGATGGTCTCCGCCGCGTGCTCTCGGGCCCACTTCACCGCGTTCGGGTTCGTTACGTCAAACTCAAACTCAACGTCATCCTGCGTCGCCCGCAGCGCGTTGCGCAGCTGGATGCGCAGCTGGATGCGCAAGCGACGCGCCGCCACGTCGCCCGTTTCGCTCAGGACGCCGCGCAACAGCTTCTCGAAGTCACCGTCGTGCAGCACGTTCGAGAATCTTACGATGGCCTCGCTGGCCAGCGTGAACACCGCGCGCTCATCCTTACGCCGCAGCGCAGCAGCCAGCGCCGCGCGGTTCAACGTGTCGCGCGCCGCCGCGAACGCCCGTCGCATCAGCTGCTTCATGCGCGGCTCGTAGCGGTCCGCGATCCGGTGGATCAGCCGCCAGTCGTCGTTGCGCCGCCGGACGCGAGCTATAGCCACGAGCATCGTCGATAACACCCGCGACGTTCGTGCGTTCACCAGGTCTCCTCTTCAATAGCTGCAATCGTCGCCAGCAGAGCAACGGTCTCCTCGTTCTGCCGGTGCACCGTCACCGCCCGACCGAGGGCTCGCCACTCCGGTTGTATCGACCGTCCCTCGCCGCAACCGAGCACCGTCAAACCGCCGCGGGCGCGAGCCCCCAGACGGTCAAGACACCCCTTTCCGAGAGCCTTTAACGTTAGGCCACCCGCGGCCTGGGCCTCGGCGACTACAACCGTTGCGTTCAAGGCCCCGGTCAACGTCAGGTCGGCCCGCGCCGCGGCGTCGAGGACCAACACCGCATCGCCTGTCACGCCGATCAGGACCGCACCGGTACCGCGCGCTGTGATGTCTGCTAGCTCAGCCCGCAGCCTGCCGCTAACGCGGGAACGGCGATGAATCCGGTGGATTCGGCCCGCCGGCTCAACGATGACGGTTTCCTCGAAGAGCGACCGAAGGTCAAGAAGCATTTACAACCCAACTACTCTGCTACGACTCAACGTATCGAACCTGTCACGTAGATGCCACGCTGCTGCGCCGTCGTGGAGGCCTGCATGATCATCAGAAATAAGGTATCCGTCGTCGGCTGCACGCCAGTGTCGTAGGTCGTCGTTTGCAGATCGTTTGCGATACCAAGCGTGTCGAGGATGGGATTCAACCCGAAGAACGAGACGACCCCCGTGGCGGGCGCCGCGGAATCACTGACTGCGGTAATGTCGCGAATGCCCGCGGATCGCTGATTCCCCACTAACGGGTTGAACGTGCATTCCACCCACCGCGTTTGCGTGAGCGCGGTGGCGGGCATCGCGCACGTCGCGGTGTTGCCGCCGCTTCCAAAATCGTTCACATACGTCACCGTGATCGTGTTCGCCGTGGCGGATCGGTTCGTAAAGACGAGCGCGAACAGGCGCGCATAATGATGTGGCGCCGCCACCGACGCGCCGTCCGTAAACACGTTCGTGTTTTCGTTCCACATGCCCAAGCTGTTTCCGACCGCCGCCATTGATCGGCTCCCGGCCGTCGTCACCATCGACGCCGCACGCGTCGCCGTGAACACTGTCCCGGCTGGCGGCGTCCAATCACGACGCGTCTCCCAGACGCCGGCGAATCCCGCGGCGACCGACTCATTGAACCCGATCGTGATCGGCGTTGATGTCGGGGGCGATCCGCATCCCCCCGTGCAGTTCACGTCAACCGACGTGCCCGTCAAGGACGCGTAGGTGCCCCGTGTTGCGCCTTCGAGCCGCATGACTTGCGCCCGCGCGGGAGTGATGCGCGCCGCGGCGATGTCATTCTCCGAGAGCGCGGTGCCGATGGTGTCATCGACGATGAATCCGGCTGGCGCGTTGACTGCGCTCGACTCCTGGGTGAAGCCGGCGCCGCCATCCGTGAAAGTCGGCGCTCCACCGCATCCGCCCGTGCAGTTTACGTTCATCGACGTGCCCGTCAGCGTCACGCTATTCGTGCCGTCCGTAGGCATGTAGGGCCGCACCACGAGCCCTTCCTCGGACGGGCCGGACGGTGCCGCGGTCAAAATCTCGTTCTGGTTGCTGCTGTTGTTGTCGTTGAGCGTAACTTTTAGCCCGCCGCCCGTGCTCACGCCGGCCGTGCCGCCGCTCGTCGGATCCGTCGCGACGGTGCGGATACAGGTCAGCGTGCTGGACACGCAACCAGCATCGAACGCGAGCAGCATCCGCGCAGAGAGCTGACTCCAATCAACGTTGCCGGCGTAGCCGCGCACCTGCGCGCTGCCGCCCACGAATCCAGTCTGGCTCAGCCGCACCCGCAGCGTGCCTGGCGGGATCAACGGTGTGATGATGGTCTGAACGACGTTATTGTTGACCACGACGCCCGTCACGATCACGCCTTCGCCGACGCTCGTGCTCTGATAATTAAAGGTCGTTGTCGTCCACTCAGTACCGTCCAGCGTGTAGTCCGCTAGGAGCGTCGTGTTGAGCGTGCCAGCTTCGACGCGGAACGATGCGCCGGTCGAGCCCTCAAGCGCGACTTCCGCCGTGTCGGCGCCGTCGTTGAACGTCACAGCCGTGCCGAGCCGCTGGTTCCACATCAGGCGAGTCACGAGTCCCCGGTCGGCCACGCCGGGAGCGCCGGTCGCCGACGCGAGCGCGTTTCCCGCGCCGTCGTTGGCGTTGATCGGAATCGCCGTCTGGTTACTCGCGATGGCTACCGGCACCGACGCCGCCATCGTCGCCTGCCCCTGCGTGAGTCGCACCCACGCCGCGCCGCTCCACACGTTCGCGAGCGCCGCGCCGAGTCCAACGGTTTGCCCGCCGGCAATCGAGCCGTCATCGACATCCGTGGAGCCCGCGCCGCCGATGCCACACTCGACGAACGCGCTACCTGCCGCGTTGACGCAGCGCACGGCAACGGCGGTGCTGTTCGCACTCTGGTTTTGCACCGTCACGAGCCGCGGGTCGATATGCGTGCCGCCGAAAACGATCTTGATCGGCCAGGCGTTTGCGTCCGACGTAGCCGCCGCGGCGCCCTGCGCGGCCGTCACGAGCCGCGGATCGACAGCCGTGCCGCCGACCACTACTTTGATGGGCCACGCGCTCGCGTCCGCGTTCGGCTCGCCCTGTCCGATGACTTGCGCACAGATCATCGCGGGCCTCAACAAGAACAAGAACAATAGCAAGAGCATCATCAGGATTCGTCGCATTACTACTTCTCTCCTATAAGCTGTGCATTCACTGCGTCGGCCTGATCCGTGTTCCATTTAACACCGATCATCGTCGCCCGTCCTAACGGAATGAAGACCGTCTGCTTCCGTTGCAGTTCGAAGTCTTTCAGATAAAAATCGCCAGCCGTGTTCGTGACCGTCACGTCGCGCTTTCCCGCAGTGCGGTTGACCAGCAGGATACCATGAGCTCGGATCGTATCCGTGGTTAGAACGCTCAGCGTGTTCGGCAACGTCATGATCCCGCTATCGTATTCCGGCGCGACCTCTCGTATTGCTGTGCCCGCCGTGCCCGGCGGAGGCATCGCGATCAACACCCGCTGAAGCTGACCCCACACCTCGGGATCGCCGAGGGTGATCGCCTCACGCTCGACCTCGTCCGCGTTAGGATTGGTTAGATGAACGTTGTCCATCTTTTTGCCGGTCGAGTCCGGCGCCACGCGCACGAACGATGCAGTTACGGGCATCTACTTCATCCTCAACACGTAAGAATCAATCTTAACTTCCGCGCCCTCAACGATCATAACCGCGCTGATCTCCAGCTCCGCGCCCGATCCCGGCCCGCCGGCCGTGCCCTCCTGGAGGACCGTCGCCCGGTCCGCGGTCACCAGAACGTAGCGGGTCGGCTTGCCGGTCGCCCGTGCCTTCTTGTCCGGGGTAAGTGCACGCGCCCGCGCAACACGATCAGTGGCCTTCTCAAAGGCCGGATTACCGAGCCGCAGGGACGCCACCCGGACATCGCCCGCGTAAATGTCGAGCCACCCGTCGGACATCATCGCCGTCACCGCGTCGAGCAGGGCATTCGCCACGCCGTCGGTCAGCCTCGCCATCTATTCCTCCGCCTCGATTGCGACCGCGATCCCGTCCTGGTCATGAATGATCTTGTGCCGACTGCTTCCCTTTTTTCCCAAAAGCAAATTAAGCGTCACCGGTCGATCTTCAGAAACCGGCGAAGGCCCGGAAATCTCAGGCACGATCATTCGCAGCAAAGCCTCGACCGCCGGTACGTTCGCTTGCCGCAGCGCACGTTCCAACCGCCGTTGATCTCGTTCTGCTGAGGTCAAGCTCGAATCGTCCCTGTCGATTATTTCGCTGAGCGGCTCGTAGCCCACCTTCTCCCGGATCTCGTCGGTCGTGAACACGACCTCGCCCGCGGTCTGGTTAACAGCCGCCATGTTCTTCGCGAGCGTCACCTTCTCGTCGTCGTCCTGCTGCTTGATCTGTGACCAGCTGACGAAATATTCCTTGGGCTGCGACAGCGCGCCGAGCGCGACGAGCTTGTTCACGAAAGGCCGCACGAGCAGCGTCGCCGCGTAGTCCTCGCGTCGCGCCTCGATGCCCCGGTAGTATTTTACCGAGTCCTGCTCAGCCGCCAGTTTACCCTGCTCGCTGCCCATCAGCACGCGCTGCGGGATGCCTGAGCCCGCGCTCATCTGCTCGATGATCGCCTTTACCGGGTCCAAAAAATTGGCCACGTCGGAGCCCAGCCGGTTGATTTTCAGGCCCCGCGTGCGGATGAAGCGCTTGTAGCCGTGGACAAAATCCTCGACCTCCTGCTTCATCTCTTCCTGCTGCGCGGGATTCAGGTTGATCGTCGGGTCGAGATCTACCTGCGTGCCGCCGTCCGAGCGGCGCCAGAATGCCTCCGCGCCGCCGCCGGTCACCTTCTCGAGGTCATCCAGCAGGTTCCAGTGGCGCTCGAGACGCGGCGTGCCGTAGATGTCGTCGTCGAGCAGGCCGTCGCTGACGTGGATGATGCGCGAGTAATGCACCCGCTTGCCGATGGTCATCGTGGTGCGCCGGCCCTGAAGCACCGCGGTGCGGGTCAGCCGGTAAAACACCGGGTGCCCGAAACGCGGGTCTTGCTCGTTTTCCTCGAGGGTCTCGATGACCGCGTCCTCCTCGGCGTATCGCCCCAGATAGCGGATGTCCTGCGGACCGGCCACCTTTTCCAGCGGTTCGTCCAGGTTGCCCGGCGCGCCGATCAGGATCACCGCGTAGCGGCCCAGGCCCGCCAGGATGTCGGCCTTCTGAAACGCCGCGCCGATCTTCAGGCGCTCGTAGAGCGCGTTCCACTCCGTTTCAAACTTGGTCTCCTTCGCCGGGTCGGGGTCCTCGTAGACCTCGAATCCGCCGCGCCACGTGTCCTCCGGTCGCGCCTCGACCAGCCGGGCCGCCACCGCGTTGCGCTGGTAGCGCTCCCGAAACATGCGCGTCGTGATCTCGCGCGAGTAGCCGAGCGCTTCGTAGAGGTCCCGGTCACCGCCAAAGGTCTTGCCCGTGACGGCCGCGATCCGGGCGCGAGCCATCAGTTCGCCCAGCGCCCGGAAACCCAGGATGCCGCCGAGCGTCTTGAAGGTGCCGCTGCTGACCATGAGTCCTCCCGCCCGAATCGC